CTATGGTCTGCCCTACTAGGTGGGCATCCTCCTCATCACTATCCCAGGCAGATACCAGCACACGACTACCGGTAGGTGCAAGGCTAAGCCATTGAATACAATGCTCAGCATTAGCCCCACCCCACTCATTCTCTCCCTCTGGCGTGACCACTTTATAGAATAGGATCAGCTCAGACTTACGCGGGTGTATGGTGTAGATGTTGCTTGCTTCTTTCTCTAGTTTTCTTTTCATCTCAGCAACCTGTTGTGCTATGTAGTTACTCACTCTTGTCCACCTCCTCCCATACAAAGCCCTCAGTATTCTTGCTCAGCTCACCTAGTATGGTGAACCAGCGTTCATCTAACTCTATTGTTACCCGATACTTACTCATCACTCTCCCCCTCTAACTCCTTTATGTATCTCTCAATGGCTTCTGACTTATGGTACTCAGCATCATAGTCAAAGCTATTCTTGGCTATCTCTAACGCTTCGATAAGTAGTTCATTAGTTATCACTTTCGTCCCCTTCCTCGAACCCGAATAGCTGCGACAGGGCAGAGTTCGCCCTGCGTAGGTTGGCGATAGCTCGCGCTATCTCCTCCTGCTGAAGATCTATCTCAGCTTGATTAAGGCATAGGTCTACCTTAGCCTCTAAGTATTCTTTATTCATTTGCTTGCCTCCACTTGCTTGTTCTCGCACCCCTCGCAGGTGTCAGAGTTGTAGGTGTTCCTGTCGTACTCTCCCTCGCACACGTTGCATTGCACGTACCAAGTGTCATCAAAAAACACTGGGTCGTTGAGTTGCATCTCGTATCCCATTAGTTCACTCTCCCCCACATTCGCCACAGTAGCAAGCACCTAGTTCTCCGTTGTTGCACTCTTCTTTAGTGAGTGCCGGCTCCCACTCTTTCATCTTCATTTACATTCCTCCCTTGTAGCACTCTACCATAGTCCCCCAACAGTAGCCGAGAAAGCTCCCGCTATCTCCCACATACCATAAGTGGCTTGACACCTGCCAGATTCCTAGTATTACTAAGAGTGCGGGCAGAATTACCAGCACCAGCCAACCTCTATTCGTTAATTGCACTACGTTTATCTCTTGCTCACAGGTACACATCCATTCTACCTGCCCACAATCGTCACAGTAATCTTTCATTCCTTACCCTCTCTCTCTTTGGCTCTCTGTGCTCCCAACTTTCGCCATTCGTTTATTTCGATCTCGTAAATGAGTTCCTCTAGGTTTTCCATTATTCTTCATCCTCCTTATGTGATGTCTTATAGTGCGTCACGATGTCGCTAGACGTAGCGAAATAATCAAAACAGTATTCGCAGACTCGCGTACTCATTGTTTACCCGCCTCTTCCGCATAGGCAATCAATAGTCCTGTGTTTATACCCGCGATTAACTTGCGGAGGCTGTGAGCAGCTTCTGCCTTGCTTCCACCCAGATAGTCGCTGAATCCGCGAGGCTCACAGTGTCCGGAGCCGTACTTACTACCGCCTGTAAAGTGGATGCGCCAGGCTCGCCCGTAAGTCTTGCTCCCCTCTTGTAGTACTAAATGCGGGCGCTTCATTGATTCATAAGGCGCATCCTCCACTACTTCGCCCTCAAATAGAGGTTCGATCAACTTCTCTAGTGTTACCACTAGACTTCTTACTTCTTCTATTGTCGTCTGCATTTTCTGCCCCTCCTAGGCTAAGGCGGGACCGTTTTGCCCCTTACCTTGTGCCCCCGTGAGAGTGTGAGTCTCTAGCCTATAGCGCGGGGGCGGTCTTACTTAGTGAAATTGTACTAGGGATTCTTTTAACTCTTGAAGTTGCCCTACTATCCAATAGCGGTGCAATTCTGCAAGGGTTAGACTTTCAAGCATCCATTCATAGTGTGAAATCTTGCACAGGGTCTCGTGTCGTGTCACGCGGTCACCTCCTCAATGACTAGGGTCTCGCGGTCTACTTCTTCGCAGAATGCCCGCGCCTCCTTGATAGTGCTAAAGGTCTCGCGGTAATCGATCTCCCTCCCGAAAGTGTATCGCCCTACTACGTAGGAAAGATAGTAGCCTCCTCCTCTTTTGATGTAGTAATACTTAAAAGCTTTTGTCGTGCCCTCCTTGCTGGTCTGCACTACGCCCCGATAATCGGGCGCTGATTTTGGATTCCATTCCATTACTTCACACTCTCTTCCCATTGACAAGGGATACAAGGTGTATCCGTGCCGTTATCGCAATTCTCACAATGAGTGTCATTCTGTAACTCTTGCTGGAACTTTGACCAGGTGTCCCCTATAGTCTCTTTCATTAGATCGTCTCTTCTCTCTCGCGCTTTGTTACTTCATAAGCGTACTCTACCGCCTCTTGAAAGGTGAACCCCTGTTCAATAGCGAACTCTCGCGCCTCGCGGTAAATCTCAATCATTACTTTACCCCGCAAGCGGTCAAGAATCGGTCACGATCAAATCGTGAATTGTCTGCCTGTAATTCTGTGGCTAGATCTTCTGCCATTCTCGCAAAATCAATGAATGAAGATTCTGTAGATCCTGTTGCGCTTCTGTTGATAACTTCTGCTATCATCACGTAATCTTTACGGGTCATTCTTTGTATCTCCTCTTAGGTCAATTCAAGCGGTGTGCTTGATAAGAGAAGATTATGCGGTGCTATACCGTATGTCAAGCCAAAACAAGCAAAAGCTGGTAACGATTTGATAACGATTTGCTGGGTGCTTACTGAGAATGGTAAAGGTTAGCCGTGTCGATAAATCGACAATTCAAGGACAGTTGCAAGATCTAAAGTAGTTGAATCTTCAACCATTCACAGTCTTTCAATGGGTGGACAATTAAGGCGGGAATGTCTAAGGTCTGCAACTCTCAAGGCATTGTTAATAGTTGAGAGATTACTGTGTATGGTCTGCCGGAGATCTAGTCAGCCCCACCTTTTTTTATAGAAAGTTATCCACAGGCTTATCCACAGGTCAGACCAGTCAGGGCAAACAGGCTGACCAGTCGGCAACGGACACCCCCCGTTGCTGAATTGCACCGACTACATACCTATACTCCCCAACAAAAAATATTTGCTAAAGTTAAAGCTGCGATCTAGCCTCTGACCTGCGGTTTTAGTACTGTGATGTAACTCACATTAGGAAAGCGAGAAATCCAGTCCTTTTCCTGCCTTATATATAGTAGGGGAGTAAAACGGGGAGAGTATGTTTTACGACCCTTGGTTGGCCTCTAGCGAGGCCCCTAGGCCGAGTACTGACTTACCCCTCACTTCGCTGTAGCTCGCTCGGGCGTTAAGCCCGACCTGCCCAGTACTTTTAGTGGGGATAGCTCTATCTCTAATAGGAAGATCATACTCAACCTAGTAAATATGAAATGAGCATCCGCGCCGATGATACGTAACTACACCGAAGAAGAGTTATATCTCCAGGCTACCTCCAGTAGAAAATTCTGGAAGCAGTACAAGGCAGAGCGAGAGTCCCGTCGCTTAGAAATGCGCCGCCAAATCGCGGCGGCAATTCTAGTAGAAGAGATGAGACGAGCAAACAGTGGCCGATAACAGCGCCGACATTGCCAAGAGAATCATCCTTGGCTGTGTAGCAGAGGGTATGACCATTGAGCAGGCTTGTGCCTCAGCTGGTAAATCCATTAAGACTTACGAGTACTACCGTCGCACCGATAAGGTCTTCTGCGACAAGGTTGACCGAACACGCCTTGGTCTTAAGGACAAGAGCTTTGCCTCCGGCGATGTTCACGACTTAACCTTTGCCGAGTTCCGCCAGAAGTTCCTCCACTCTAAGACCTTCCTACACCAGCAAAACCTGGTAGATATGATCGAAGGCCGCGAACCTGGTTGGCTACACCCTTCTATGAAGTATGAGCCAGGGCTGGCATCTAATAGAATTTTATTAAACATCCCACCCAACCACGCCAAGTCCATTACGATCACCGTGGACTATGTAACCTGGCAGGTAGTACGTAACCCCAACTTTAGAGTTTTGATTGTTTCCCAAACCCAGCAGTTAGCTGCCGACTTTCTCTACGCCATCAAGCAACGCCTGACTCATCCGATGTATGAATCACTCCAACAGGCTTACGCGGCTGGCGTAGGGTTTAACTCTAAGTCAGCATCCTGGCAAGCCACCCGCGTCACCTTTGGTTCCGAACTTCGTGAGTCTAGTGAAAAAGACCCAAACATCGAAGCTATCGGTATCGGTGGTCAGATCTACGGTAAGCGTGCAGATATGATTATTGTAGATGACGCTGTTACCTTGAAGAACGCTAACGAGTTTGAAAAGCAGATCCGCTGGTTAACCCAGGATGTACGTTCACGTTTGAACCCTACAGGTAAACTTGTAGTTATTGGTACTAGAGTCTCTGCGATGGACCTATACCGCGAGCTACGCAACGAAGACCGCTACCCAGGTGGACTGGTCCCGTGGAAGTACTTGGCTATGCCAGCGCTTCTTGCCACAGACAATGACCCCGACAAGTGGGAAACTCTCTGGCCAGCATCCGATGCACCCTTTGATGGACAACTAGAATCTGATAAGAACGAAGACGGCCTCTACCCTAGATGGAATGGCCGCAACCTTTACAATGAACGCCAAGCTATGGATGCAAGTACCTGGGCTTTGGTCTATCAACAACAAGATATCTCAGATGATGCCATCTTTGATCCGGTATGTGTGCGAGGTTCTATAGATGGTATGCGTAAAGCAGGTCGCTTGGTTCCTGGTAACCCAGGCCATCCGAGGGATGTTAACGGCTTTTCTTTTATTTGTGGTCTTGATCCCGCTATGGTTGGTGATACAGCCGTCGTTTGTTACGCTGTTGATAGGGCTACACATAAACGCTATATCGTTGATGCTATTAAGATCACTAGGCCAACGCCTGCTGCGATACGCCAACTAATCTTTGACTGGACTTCCCTGTACCAGCCCAGTGAGTGGATAGTAGAAAAAAATGCTTTTCAATCATTCCTTACGCAAGATGAGGGCATCCGCCAAAACCTTGCCTCACGGGGTGTG